GATCACCGGCACCGACGGCTACGTGGTGTCGGAGGGCGACGGGCACTGGCGCGACCTGCCTAACGACTCGATGGTGGTGCGTGCGTGGCGACCACACCGTCGGTATCACAACGTCGCCGACTCGCCGGCGCGCGCCGCGCGTCCGCTGATGCGCGAGCTTGAGCTGCTCAATCGGCACATCCAGTCACAGTACATGTCGCGACTTGCGTCGGCGGGAGTCATTCTTCTTCCGGACGAGGTCACCTTCCCGGTGCGGCCTGAGTTCGCCGACGAGCCCGATCCGTTTGTCGCCGAGTGGATTGAGATCGCCGCCGAGGCGATCCGCACGCCGGGTACGGCGGCGGCGGTCGTGCCCATTCCCATCAAGGTGCCCGGCGAGTATCTCGACAAGATTAAGCTTATCGACTTCACGCTGAAGATCGACGATACCATCGTGCAGAAGCGTGACTCTGGTCTCACGCGTCTGGCCATCTCGCTGGACATGCCGCCTGAGGCGCTGCTCGGGACCCGGAACGTGAATCACTGGAACGCCTGGCTCATCGACGAGCAGGGCGTGAAGATCCACGTGGCACCCACCGTCGAGCTGGTCTGCGACGCGCTGACCACCGGCTACCTGACGCCGCGCATGCTCGCGCAGGGCGACGATCCCGCCGACTGGGTGGTGTGGTACGACGCGTCCGAGCTCGTCTTGCGTCCTGACCGGTCGCAGGACGCCACCGACACGTACGATCGACTCGAGCTGAGCGGCGAGGCGCTGCGGCGCGAGCACGGCTTCGACGACAGCGACAAGCCAACCGAGGACGAGCTGCGCGAGATCATCCTGAAGAAGGCGTCGCTGCAGCCGGTGAACACCTTCCAGGCGATGGACGAGCTTGGGCTTGAGACGACGCACGACACGCCACCCACCGCGCCTCGTCCTCCGGAGGAACCCGCACCGACACAGGACCGACCGGTCGAGCCGGGTCCGCCCGAGGCGCCGCCGCTTCAGCCCGAGAAGGCGAGTATATCTGCGGTTCAGCTCAACAAGATACTAACACACCAGGCCGGACTCATGCACGCGCTGCGCATTAGCACGCGCGGTAACCAGGTGCACACCGAGGTCCTGCACCCGAAGGACTGCGCGGAGCATCTCTTTTCGTGTCCGATGACACACGCGCTGTGGAAGCCACGCATCGGCGCGCTGCCGGCGACCACGGGACTCTACCGGTGCTGGCTCAACGCGCACGGTCAGCCCATCATTGGCGAGCGCGTCTTCACCGTTGCCGCGCAGGATATGATCGAGTCGTCGATGGTGCGGAGCAACGGTGTCGCGCATTGACGGGCCGTCGCGCGAGGACATTGCCCGTCGCGGCGACGCGTTCACCGAGCTCGTGTTATCGGCGATCTGGCACACACTTAACTCGGTGACACGCCGGTTCGCCGGTGTAGTTTCAATCGACGATCTCGCATTGATTCAGACGACGTGGTTGACGTACGTCTCTAGTTTGCGTGATCGCATCGGTCAGTCGTATCTCGATGGTGCGATGCAAACGCGTGTTAAGCAGCGCGACGCGCTGATGCAGATTCTTAAGAAGAACGACGCCGCTAGGTCCGGACTGGTTGCGGCGGTGGGCGACGCGCAGCCGTTCGAGATACCGCTAGTTGGCAACCAGCAGGCCGAGTCCATCATGGCGTCCGCCGAGAACCGACTCTCGAACGTCGGCAACGAGGTGTGGGAGCACGCGCGCGGTGAGCTCCTCATCGGGCTACAGAACGGCGAGGGCATACCCGAGCTTCGCAATCGCGTTAGCGCCGCCACCGACTTCACGGCTGCGCGTGCCGAGCTGATCGCGCGCAGCGAGGTCGCCAGCGCGATGAACAGTGGCGCGCTCGATCAGATGCGACAGATCGACACACCAGGAATGCTCAAGGAGTGGATCGCGGTCGACGACGGTCGTGTGCGGCCCGATCACATCGAAGCGAACGGCGAGAAGATACCGCTGGACGGCGTGTTTAGCAACGGTCTCGAACCCGGTGAAGCACCTAACTGTCGTTGTACGTACGGCTTTGACATCCCGAACGACGACGTGTACGCGTCGAGTGCGGCCGGTTGCGACAGTCCCGGTCTGTCCGCGCTATTCGCTTCGCTTTTGCCTATCACGGTAACGTTCGCTAAGTACGATCCCGAGTACGCCCGGAAGTTTCGCGAGAAGCAGCGACTCAAGCGTCAGGCCGAGCGCGACGCGGGGGCGATCGTGCCGACGCCCGAGCCGCCTACCCCGCCGCCACCAAAGGTGCTGAAGGAAGCGTCGCCGATCCAGAAGGCGGTGCAGACGCTTCAGCGCGACGAGTCGCTTGATGCGGTGAGTACGTGCGCGGCGCCGCTTATCGAGGACAGTTCCGTATCGTGGTTCGATGATTGGAGTGCTGACCTTGAAATTGGAAATAACGCTCGATTTCGTGTTGACCCGCTACGTGAACAGTCTGGATTGAACGATCGTGCGCTTCAAGATGCCGGTGTCAAGGACGCCTCGACGCGCAAGCGTGTTCTTGACTTTAACCGCATACTTGATGAACGGTTTAGCGAGCCCTTGGCGCTCGTTGAGAACGTCGCCGATCATCCTACCGGTGTTAATGCGAATGTTATCGCTTATATTCGAAGTAGTAGGTACGGTGGTAGGACGCTTGGGATTAACCCGCGGTTGTTTAAAGATGCTCAACTTTTAAGCAGTGAAAAACAAAAGTGGTTGGCATCGGGAACTGGAAAGATCGAGGATATTCTCGTTCACGAACACGGGCACTTTTTCTTACAGAGGCAAGGAATATCTAGCTGGAACAGCGGAGCACGTCGCACAGAGAACTTTCTTCGTGCAGAGCGCGCGGCCCGCGCGGCGGGCGCACCTGACGGCGTACTAGGTCAGTCGCTTTCAAGGTACGCGGAGACCGACGCGCACGAGGCGCAGGCCGAGTTGTGGATGAACTATCACATGGGTGGTGCGTCACGCCCAACGTGGGTCATCAAGTGGGGCGAGACGCTGATGCGTGAGATGGGTCTTGATCCCGCGCCGCTGTGCGTTGACCTCGGTTCGTGTCCAGAGCTTGGTGCAAAGATCGTTTCTAAGGTGAAGGTACCCGCGGCAAAGATTTCGGTGAAAGAGAAAGTCACGAAGGAGGCCGCGAAGGAAGTCACCGGGCAGCAGGCACTTGACTCGGTGACGATCAAATCTCTTAAGGGTATCCAGAATGAGACGCAGCGAAAGGCTGTCGCTAAGTATAAGTCCAAGTCGCAGATGTTCACTGGCAGCCTACGCGACTTCGACGGCGATCTCGAAAAGATCAAGGCGGACGAGGGTAGATTTGAGAAGATTCCGAAGGAGCAGGGCGGCGGTAGGCAGGAGGTCGGGTACCCTAGAGGAACGACCGACCTGATCCGCTCGATAGACGACGCGATGGCGTCATCCACGAATGACACGCCGGTAGAACTTACCCGGGGTGTTCACAGGCCCGAGTACAACATGCAGTTTATGTGGGCGGATGATAAGAGCATGGTGGGCGCTGAGTGGGTCGACCAGAGTTTCGTTTCGACCGCCGTAAACGCCGACGCGGCGCGCACGTTCGTCGAGAAGAAACTTTTCGGAGATGAGACCTCAAAGCAGATGCTCATGCACATACACGCACCCGCCGGGACGAGCATGCTCGGCATTTCAAGTGCGTCCAGCCTCGAGGCAGAGATGCTACTCGACCGTGGGTACACGTATCGAGTCATTGCCGACCGTGGGTGGACCAATGAGCGTATGCGCGAGATCGACGTGGAGGTGATAGCGCCGCCGCGGTTTGCCACCGCCGACGTTGCGTTTGCATCAGATGCGGAGTATCAGCAGGTACTCGAGCAGGCGCTACAGAAGATACAGAACTCGCCGGTGCCGTCCGAGGCGGCGATAACCAAGGCACGCGCCGAGCTGGAGAAGGCGCGGGCGGGCACCGGACGCGCGGGCGGCGAGTCACGTGGCGGGTCGGCGGCCGCCCGACGCAAGCAGCGGCAGAACCTGTTTAGGGAGTTCGGCGGCTACGACAAGGGCTACGTCGTTTGTCACGGCTGTGGTGCGAAGATGCACTGGATGGACATCGGAGTCGAGAATCCGTTCGGGTACCAGCGGTTCGAACGAGGCAAGATATTCGTCAAGTGCCAGGGTGGCGGCTACCAGCTCACCAACCTCCTTCCCGAGTGCTTCGCCTGCAACCGTAAACGCAACGACCAGATGATCCGGCACGAGAACGGATGTTGAAGATGACGATCGTAAGAGCGAAGCGTCTCGGCTGGAATGAGGGATCCACAGGTAACGTCACACGCATCGACATCCTCGATCCGTACGACTACGAGGACGACGACTTGGTGGGTGCACACCTCGAGAAGGTCGTGTACACTCACATCATTGGCCCGTACACGCTTCACCTCGTCGACGGACAGCCTGCGGATCCGGCGACGATAGAACCACTTGAAGGAGATGAGACCTCGTGATCGCTAAAGATGAAGGTGACGTTGGGCGCTTTGTAGAAGGCTCTCAGGACGTTCCTCCGGTAAAACCTCTTAAGATTCCATCACGTATCGAATCACTTCCGGGTGCTGATGCCGAACCGTACATCACACCGGGATTTTTTCTCGAGAAGGACTACGATCCGGCGAATGTGCTGCGAACGCCGGGCGAGTCGCCGCCCGTTTCACTTATCATCGTAGATGATGAACCGGCACATCAGGATAAATGATTTTTAGCTGCATTAGCTACAACGGATCACCACCGTAGTGACTCCTGGTACGCTACCTTCATCGGGAGGTGCCGCTGTGACGACAGCACTGGGTTCTACCGACAGCTCGGTTACGGACGCACCGTGGGACGGTTCGGCGTCGCGGTTCAACGACGACCAGTATAAGAACGCCGCAGCGGCGTGTGATCCCGACGCGGGTAACACCGTCAAGCAGCAGTGCTTTCTGCCACATCACGAGCCGGGCGGCGCGACGAACCGCAACGGCGTTCACGCCGCCGCGCAGCGCGCGAGTCAGCTCAAGGGATATAGCGCCGCCGCCGTCGGGCGCGCGAAGTCGCACCTGCGGTCGCACTACTCGCAGCTGAACGAGGACCCGCCGGACTCCATCAAGGCAACACTCGAGCTTACGATCGAAGAGCGCGAGGCGCTAGAGCGCGAGGGCGAGTGCGGCGACTGCCTAGCGGGTGAGCATCACGTACACGGTGATGACGACCTCGGCGGTAAGCCGAGCAAGGGTACTCCCAAGGACAAGCGCTTGCGCCAGAACAAGTCCGGTCCCACGCCGAACTCGGGCGACGACACGACCGCACTGCAGTCCGGTGACGAGAGCGCGCAGCCGCAGTGGCGCGGCGTCCTCGTAGTCGAGGGCACGCCCACCGGCGACGGACGCGAGTTCGCACCGGACTCGATCGAGTGGGCCGACATGCCGCTGCCGCTGCGCTGGCAGAAGACGGACAGCCACGGCGGCATGCCAACGAACGAGACCGTGCGCGTCGGCAACATCACGCGCGTCTGGCGCGATGGCTCGAACATCATGGGTGAGGGCTTCTTCGACCTGGGCGGTCCCGAGGACGACGACTCGCACGAGGCGTTCCGGCGTATGGGCGCGGACACGCTCTCGGGTATCAGCATCGACGCGGACGACATCACGGACGCCGACATCGAGTACGTCTTCCCCGAGGCGGAAGACGAGGACGAGGACGACGACCTCTTCTTTCTGCTGTTCGCGATGCCGGACAAGATCATCTTTCACTCGGCGCGGGTTCGCGCCGCCACACTGTGCGACATTCCCGCGTTCGTCGAGGCGCAGATCCATCTCATCGGCGACGAGGAACCGGCCGCATTGCTGGCGGGCGCGGGCGGGACTCTCTACGACTCGGTGGCGACGCACGAGACTGCGACGTCCGATCGCACGTGGGACGCCGCGGCGAACGACCGGCGACTTCCCAAGTCGATGCCGCTGTCCGTCGCGCACCGCGCGTATGCGTGGGTGGATCGCGAGCTGGCGAATGATAGCAACGAGGTGCCGCGGAAGGCCGGCAAGTTTATTCACCACGAGGTGAGTGCGGACGGCGTTCCAGAGGCGGCCAACCTGACGGCGTGCTCGTCCGGCATCGGCATCCTGAGCGGGCGCGGCGGCGCGCGCACCCCGCACTCGGACCACCGTGGCATCTACAACCACCTCGCGAAGCACATTCGAGACGCGGGTCTCGAGCCGCCGCCGTACGACGGCGACGCCGGCTCGCTGGTCGCGCACGCGTGGCACGACGAGTGGCGACCGCCGCGGGACTGGTTCCAGGATCCGCACCTCGGTCAGGTGACGCCCATCGTGGTCACCGACCAGGGCAGGCTCTACGGTCTCGCCGCGCAGTGGGGTCAGTGTCACCTCGGCTACATGTCCGAGTGCGTGATGCCACCGCACGAGGACTACCACGGGTACTTCATGACCGGCGAGCTCGTGTGTGACGACGGCGCGCGCATCGCGGTCGGCCAGATCACCGCGGGCATCGAGCACGCCGCACTGCCGCTGCGCGCCTCGAGCGCGAAGCAGCACTACGAGAACACTGACGCCGTCGTGGCGGACGTCGTCGTGGGTAACGACAAGCATGGCGTTTGGGTCGCCGGCGCCGTTCGCCCGTGGGCGCAGGCGTCGCGCGTCGCCGCGCTACGCGCGTCCGGTCAGGTATCGCCGGACTGGCGGCGCATCGGTGGCACGCTGCGCATGGTCGCGCTACTGACCGTCAACACGTCGGGCTACACGGTCCCGCGCGCCCGATCGCTCGTGTCGGGCGGTGAGATTCAGACGCTCATCTCGTCCGGCATGATCACGGTGAAGCATCAGGGACCGACGGACGACGAGCTCAACCAGCGCGCGCTTCGCCTGATGCGAAAGACTCTCACGGAACGCGTTCATGGGAGGACAGACTGATGTGCGGTTGTAACAAGCCCGTCATCGTGCAGGGTTCGAGCGCACCGCTCGAGCCCGCGCAGCCGGCGCCGCAGGCGCCACAGCCGGCTCCCGAGCCGGTATCGACATCGCGACGGTGAGGCACCTCACCGCCGTACACGTAGTCCGGTACATCTGTTAAGGGAGGCCAACAGTGGCCGACGAACTCGTCACCGTCCCGGCGGATCTGACGCTACTGAGCGACTCTGACCTCGCCGATATCGAGACCCGCGCCGTCGCCGAGTTCGATCGGCTGAACGCCGACGACAACGTGACGCCTGAGATCTTGGAGTATCAGCTCCGACTCACCAACGATCTGGACCGCATTCGCGCCGAGAAGGCGGGACGCGCGGTTCGCGCGCAGCGCATCGCCGAGCAGGAGCGGGCGCGTCTCCTCGGGGAGCGCGCCGATCTGCAGGCGCGCGTTCACGGTCGTGAGGGCGGCGGTGGCGGTAACGGAGGCACGGGCGGCGGTGACGGTGGCGGTGGTTCCGGTGGTGTCATGGACGTCAACGCGATCGCTGAGGCCGCCGCGCGGGGTGCGACCGCCGCGCTCGTTGCGGCGCTCGGGCAGCGACGGCTCGACCAGAGTGCCGTGACGCAGCGCGCGACTACCTCGCTTGCGGAGGCGCGCCGGCACCAGCCGACCGTCGCGGTTCCGCGCCAGCGGCTCGCCGTCACGGCGGGCGTGGACATCCCCGGCATGGCCAGCAACTCCGAGCTGAACAACATGGACGCGCTCATCAACGCGTTCCAGCGTACGGCGAAGGGTATGCCGGTCACGCGCGACGGCACCGGGCAGGAGCGCCTCGTCGCGTCGATCCGCAACGAGTTCGAGCACACCGTGGACGACCGTACGTCGCCCGCGCAGATCGAGGACCTTCTCAACTACCTGCGGCGTCCCGAGAAGATGGAGGCGCTGCGCGCGGGCGGCGGCTGGTGCGCGCCGTCCGAGATCCGGTACGAGTTCTTCAACGTCGCGGACGTCAGCGGCCTGGTCGACCTGCCGACGGTGGGCATCACCCGCGGCGGTCTGCGGTTCCCCGTCTCGCCAACGATCGCCGACGCGTTCAAGAACGACGCGGGCGCGACCGTCGGTCTGGCGCCGTATGGCGCGACGTTCTCCTCGGCGTCCGATCCGTGGCTGTGGTCCGAGACCGACGACATCGCGTCGGTTACCGGCGCGCCGACGAAGCCGACGCTGCGCGTCGCATGCCCGACGTTCTCGGAGGCACGGCTCGAGTGCTACGGCATCACGCTGACGGCCGGGAACCTCACCGACGACGCGTATCCTGAGGCGACCGGGCACACGCTGCGCCTGCTGCTTACCGCGTGGCAGCACGCGCAGAACGCGCGCATCATCTCACAGATGCAGGCGCTGTCCTCGTCGGCCATCACGGGCGTTGGCGGCGGTTCGGCCACTAAGCCGGTATTCCAGGCGGTGCTGGACGGTATGAGTCTAGCTACCACGGACTACAAGGCAAAGTACGGAATGAATGACGATACCGTCGTTGAGGTCATCGCGCCGTTCTGGGTGCAGGAGATGATTCAGGCGGACCTGGCGTGGCGCAATGCAACGACGACCGATCTGCTCTCGGTCACTGACGCGCAGATCGACGCGTTCGCCGCGGATCGAGCGTTCCGTGTTCAGTGGGTCAACGACTGGCAGGTGCGTGGTTCCGGGCAGTTTGGTAATGCGACCACTCCGATGACCGCGTGGCCAACGACCGCGGACTTCCTCGTTTACGCCGCGGGAACGTTCATCAAGGGTAACGGCCTCAACCTTGACCTGGGCGTAGTTCGCGACTCGACGCTCAACAAGACGAACGACTTTACAGCCGCATGGTCCGAAGAGTGCCACCTCGTGGCGCGCGTCGGCAACGAGTCACGTCGTTACACGCTTACCTTCAACGTTACCGGTCAGACCGGCGTCAACTGGAGCGGTCAGACCTTGGGTGCTCAGATCTAATCTTCAAGGTTGGATCTTCCTATAGCGACGTGGAGGTGGTGAACGATGGCGAACTTTCGGCAGATCGTCGACGCGCCGTCGTTCACCCCGCTCTCGTTCGGTCTGCTGTCCGTCATGGAGATGCCGACGCCCGAGCCGATGCACTGGCAGCAGGGTATCACGTACGAGCCGCTGTGCGGCATCAACGTCTCGGGCGTCGGCGCGCTGACGTACGAAGAGTGCATCGTCGTCACGGGCGGCGGCTTCTCGCCGCCGGCGTCACCGGACTTCACCAACAACTTCACGCAGGCGCCGCGCGGCGCGCAGCCGTTCACGACGTACGCCGAGTTCGACTGCTCGACAGTGGGTCTACAGGACGCGCAGGGCCTGGCTGTGCGCGCGCTGTCGGCGGCCGAGCCGTGGCAGGTCGAGCGCGCGTTCTGGACGGGACTCGCGGGCGGACAGACCGTGGTATACCCGCACCTCGCGGCGAACGCGCAGGTGCTCGACGTCACGGGCATCCTGCTACAGACCGCGGCGGTGAACGTTACGGGCACGGGCAGCGTCGGCGTCGTTGGTGACCTCGTCAACATCGAGACCGCGCTCGGCCTGCTCGAGGCCGCGCTCGCGAACTGCTACGACGGCGTGGGCATCATCCACGTGCCGCAGCTGCTGGTGCCGACCATGGACGCGTGGGGCATCATTCGGCAGCAGGGTCCCGTGATGAAGACGTTGAACGGCAACAAGGTCGCCGTCGGCGCGGGCTACCCGGGCACGGGACCTGACAGCTCGGCGCGCGCCGGAAACCAGTGCTGGATGTACGCCACCGGCAACGTGTTCGGGTACCGGTCGCCGGTGCGCGTCCGCGCGCCCGACAGCTCGGCCGCGTCGCTGGATCGCGCCACCAACACACGCAAGATGATCGCCGAGCGGACGTACGTTATCGGCTGGGACTGCTGCCACTTCGCGGTGCAGACCGCGATCGGCGTACCGAGAGGAACGTGACGTATGCCCTCCGTGTGTGCATCTCCCATCAAGGGCGTCGCGATGCGCATCGTCCAGCTCGACGTCTGTGGCAACCCGGTCACGGGTGCGTCGAGTCACGTGGTTGTCAACAGCCTCTGGACGCAGGTTCAAATGACGCCGCAGTACCAGGCGGGCACGGACTTCTTCGAGAAGACCGCCGACGGCCTCATCGGCGTCAACCAGATCGACCCGCCGATCCTCAAGCGCATGAACCTGCAGATCGACATGATGTCCATCGATCCGGACATGACGCCGTACATCATCTCGGCGCGTGAGCTCGTTTCTACGGGACCCGTGTCGGGCTACGGCTTCGGCCTCAGTGAGGGACCGGCGTCGGCGCACTTCTCGTTCGAGGTGTGGCAGCGCGTCGCGGGCGCGGGCGCGTGCTCGCCTGGCGGTCTGGCACAGTACATCTATCACGCGTGGCCTCACTGCTACAACGGGCAGATTCAGACGTACACGATCTCGAACGCGCGCTCGAACTTCCAGTTCCAGTGCGACACGTCGGGCGCGGGTCCGCAGTGGCTGGACGGTCCCGGCGCGTCCACGTGGCTACCGTCCGGGACGCCGAGCGCGCTCATAACGGAGCATTGGCTCTACAACCTCACCACGAACGCACCACCGGCATCGCAGTGCGGTGCCATCGCGCTGGTGTAGCCCGAGGAGGCCGCATGTCCATGAGCGGTGGTGCCGGCTTCGGCGGCGACCTACGGGCGCGCGTCGTGCGCGCTCCTAAGCCGAGGCCGATTCACTCGGTGCGCGTGCCGGGCCTGGGACGCGTGATGTTCACGCGCGACCCGGGCGACGGCTTCTTCCTGGGACGCGAATACTTCTCGAGTAACCTGCGCGCGGTGCACCGCAATCGGCGCGGCGAGGTCGTGGACGTCCGCGACTTGGGTTCGGGACTCGTTACGAACATCGGCGTCTTGGCGATGGCAAACGATCCGTTCTGGTCGGCGCAGCTTAATCTTGCGACGCTTACTCTGGCGAATAATCACGCCACCGGTACGGGTGTGACCGCAGCCGCAACTACCGACTTTAAGTTGCAGACGGCTTCAGGGTTCGGCGGGCAGACTCCGGTTGCGGGTGCGCAGACGTTGCTACCTTCAGGTACAGTGCCTAAGTACCAGACAGTAGCTACCATCAACTACACCGGTACCGAGGCGGTCACCGAGTGGGGCCTGTTCACTGCAACTACGTTGTCGGTAACTACAGGTTCGCCGTTTACGTCTACGACGGCGACGAGCGGAACCGTTGCGAGTGGACTTACCGCATCATCTGCGACGGTACGCGGGCATACTCAGAACATTCTCGTTCCCGGCACGACCGCGGTCTGGGGTTTGATTACTAGTAACACGACCACTGTCTTCCAGGTTCCAGCGTGGTACAACCAGTCGAATGGTGCGGCAGGCTCTACACCTGGTGGTACAGAGACTTACGCGATCCGTCCCGTCATGTGGGATCACAAGGTATTCTCAGCCATCAACGTGAATAGCGGCGACTCGATCCAGTTCACTTACCAGTTGCAGGTGAACTCGGGAGGCTGAAATGCAATTTTCTCAGTTTGGTGATCAGCAGGATCGATTACAACTTGATCCGGATCACGGAGAAAGTGTCAATGCATTTCTTTACGGTGACGTAG